CTTTAAATTGTGCTAATTCAAGTTCGCTAATTCTTTTACGCTTACGTTCTGCAGATGCTAAACCTTGTAGTTTTTCCTGCTCTGCCTCTAGTCTTCCATACTGTTCTTCTGTTTTGCCATATATAGAACTTAATTTTTCTGCTGTTGGAAGAACTCCTGCTACAAACTTATAACCTTCTTCGGCTTCGGCTTTAGTAATACCTTGTCCAGCAAGGACATCCGCTCCAATAGTTTTTCTCATAACGTTACTATATGGGACACTTGTTTGAGCCTCGGTTGCTGCCAGTTCGCTGGCTGTAAGTCCTTGACGTAGTGCAGCACCACCAATTTCAGCGGTCTTGACTTTTTGTTGAAGTGCAGGTAATTGGTTAGTTAAATCAAGCATACCAGTTACTATATCAGAAACAGTCAAGGCTGGATAAAATTGTTTAAACGCTCTATTGACTGGGTCATCACTCATAACTCTATCATAAGCAAGTGATATTCTTTCTTGGATTTCTGTTATATCAGCGTCACCAGAAATAAAACTATCGTAGTACGCCTGAGTTTTAAATTTAGGTAAGTTGTAAGAATCGAAAACTTTTTCATATCCTTGTTCTAGTTTTAAATACTCTCCTGGGGAAAGCACGGGTTTACCAGCCTTTTGTCTTGTTACGTTTGCGGCAAATCTTTCGTTAAACTTAGCGTTATATCTTGAATCAAACTGTAGTAATGTTAATAATTCTTCACCACTAGCCTCTGGGTATTCGTCACGAATAGTCTCCAATACCGCAGCAAGCCCCGTAATTCTATATGATTCAAGTATCTTTTGAATTGTATCATATGCCACATTTGGAATAACTTCTTTTTTAGCAGCAGTAATGGGAGTAGTGGGAGTGCCGAAGGTTTCACTAGTGCCATCACTGTAAAAAATAGTTACAGTTCCGTCAGCGTTTGTTACCGATCTAAGAACAGTTTTGCCAGGAGTGTCAGTAACAGTTGTTTTCTTTTTTCCAGTTAATGGATCTATATCTGGATTAGCAGCAAAGTAAGCATCTGCTTCTGCCTGCAATCTAGCCGATGCTGCTTCTCCAGCAGTTGGAGTTTTAGTTGTTTTTTTAGGAGTTTCTTGTTTTACATTAGTAGGTCTTGTATTAGTTGCAGGACTTCCATAAAGATTTAAAGTTTGAGTAGGAGTAGGAGTAGGTGCTCTGTTTTCACGTTGATTCGCTGCAGATGTTTGGACGGGTGGTTTTGGCGTCGGAGACTTTGCAGCCTCTCTTTTTTCGAACTCCTTGCGTACGTTTATGACCATTATTTTCCTATCCTATGTTAAAGGCTTTTAGTAGTGTTTGCATATCACTTAAAGACCGCTCTTTATAGGCATCTGTCTTTTTAAATTCTGGACTTTTATATAGTTGTTTTTTATATTCTTGTATAGACACTGGGGCTGCGCCTGAACCAACATCATACATATCAGATACTTTAATTTGGTCTGCTGGTACACCAAGTATTTGTGCTCTAGTGTTAATCCAGGGAGATAATACTTCTCTGGCAGTCTTGCCTTTAGCAAAAAAATCTTTAAACGCTGGCATAACAGTTCCTGCCTGCATCATCACGTTATCAATTTCGTTTCTATACGCTTCTTCGCTTCTTAAAGATTGAACTGATTTATTATAAATTTGTTTTTCATTAATAGGTATACCATTATCTTCGTAGGCAGCCCTAAGGGTTCGAACTCTTCTACCTAAAGCACCTTTATCAATAACACCTGAAACCATACCAGTTTCAGAAAGAGCAAATTGTTCCGATGCTTTTTTCTGAATGTACTTTAATAATATGTTTTCTTTTTCTTGACTGCTTAAATCACGACTAGACTCAAGTTTGTTTACTTCTTTTGCGTAAGCCTGGGCTATTTCAGGGCTTGCTTTTGTTTCGAATATATCTAAAAATTTATCATTCAACTCTGCTTCTAATGCTTTAGAAGAGGTAACTGCTTTAGGAGTGGTAGTTATTTTACCAAAGTATTGTTGTGCTAGTCCTGGTTGACTTATTAATTTGGTAACAGTATTCTGTATGTTAGTACCTGACCACTCAGCAAATGCAGTTACTTGCTCAAGGGCTGCAAAATCCTGTGGTCGAGGAACAACATCTTTTCCACTTATCATCCTTTGAATAAAACCTGGGGTAGGTGCTTGTCCTTTTGCATACAGTCCAGGTATTTGGCCTAGACGTAATATTAATTGTGCTCTGTCAGCAGGTTGTAGTGCAGCAAATTGTAATGCACCAGCACCTTTACTTAACTGAGCCTTTCCGCCTTGTGCAATTTCGCTTCCAATTGGCAAGCCAGCCAAACCAACACCTTGTCCAGACATACCTACTAAATTACCTGCTTGCTGCATAGCAGCGGCATTGGCATCAGATGTAGAGATTCCAGTAGCACCTGCTTCTACGGGCTTTCCATCACTACCAATTATTGCTTTGCCACCAAGAACTACTCCACCAAGAACGGCTGCTTTTTTAGTTTTACTCATTTTCTTTTTAGCCGCTTGTTTAGCAACTTGTTTAGCGCCTTCGGTAACGGCCTTGCCACCAGCCAAACGGCTAGCCGCTCCTGCTACTACTGCTATTCCAGGTAATGCCATTATTCAACCTCTAATTCATACTTAAAGAAACTGTAAAATATTTTTTGAAAATCTGGATTTCTTTTAATTATTTCTGCTGCTTGCTCTGCTAAGAAAATTCTTTGAGTTTCAAAGCCTTTTCTCTTTAAACTATCATTAGGCTTCTTCCCATTAACTTCAAGGACTTTATCACGCAAAGCCATATAATCTCTTACGCCAGCAACTGCCTCAGAGTTTAAAAATCTTTTATCTTGAGCAGCCCTTCTGAGTTGATTTAAAGTTCTATCTTCTTTAGTAAAGTCAAAACTATCTTGCTTAAGTCCTATAGTAACAAAACTATCTCTAAGGCTAGATACGGCAGCATCTGTATATTTGCTGGTCCAACCCTCTGCTACTGAACGGGTAAGAAGCCTATCCTTGGCTGCAGCATATCTAATTTGAGTTGCTCTGTCCATAATTTGCTGAGTGCTCAAGCGTTCTGTTTTGCCGCTTATTGCATTCCATTTTATTAACTGTTGAGACAACCCGCCATTAGGATACAAATAGCCATATATATCGGAATATTCTTTTTCTATTCCAGGATTTTCTATTAAAAGTTTATAGGTAAGTAAATTAGTTGGCGCATAGCCTTTATCTTTACTACCCCAAGTTCCGATCAAGGCAAATACCTGTTCTGGTCCGTATAGGTCCAGGAAGTCCGCATAGGCTTTTTGCTTGTCGCCACCTGCGGCTTTTTCTAATTGTTTAAAATCATTATAAAGAGCAGATGCCAGTAAAGTATTTCCAGTTTTATCCTTAACTAAATCTTCTGGAGAAATAGCAACTGGGCTTACCATTCCAAATAAACCTCTAGTTATGGCAAACCATTTTGCAAACTTGTCTGCATCTTTCATTAATCTATTTTGGTCTTCTAAAATATCAAGGTTGTAGTCTCCGCCACTAGCAAGATAATTTATAGTTGGGCCAAATGCAGATGCGTATCCCTCTTCCCAATTAAGAAACCCAGCAGTTATTCTGGCTATATTGTTTGTTGTAAGGGCAGCGGTAATACCATATGGTGTTTTTAAATTCGGCGCACCAAAGGGAAACAAAAACTCTTCTACCCTTGTTCTTACCCCAAAAGGCAATGGTGATAATGGGTCTACTCCAGCAGTATTTAAAGTCGCTACTGGCAAGGTAACACCAGGACCAAAGCCTGGAAAAATTCCGCTGCCCAAAGCAAAGTTAAAAGATTGCGGACTTCCCTTAGCACCTTGTGGACCAGAAGTACTTAACTCGCCCTTTGTTAGGTTGGTTAAGAAATTCATACCACTAGCCATAAATGGCACAAAGAATTGTCTTTCACCAGACTGAGGATTATTAAAGAAGAATCCTTGGTTTGGGTCATAATAACTTTTTGCATCTGTTATTTCATATAACGCAGATGACTTTGGTGAGTTAAGGAAATCTAGTCCACGAGCAACCTTATAGACTTGCGCTGGCCTATTAAAGGCAAGTTCACTCCATTTAGTTAATACGTTTTCCCACGCTTGACCAAATGGTGCAACTAATCTTAATTGATGCCATAGTAAACGTTTTCTAGAAGCGTCATAAAATAATTCTTTAACGTGTCTGCTTGCTACTAATTCAGCATATTGATGAATTTCATCAAGGGTCATAGTGCCATCACCCTTAGCCTTTTTGGCTTGACCCCAATATACGTGCTTAAGGCCTATTTTAGTTTTTCCATCAGCACTTAGTAACGGGTTTAATGATTTAGGGGCTGCGGCTTTAATGCTCGTTAAGGCTGTAGAGTCTGCGGCATAAATTACGTCAGTAACTGCTTCCCAATATTTTTGTCGCCATTCTGGACCCATTGCAAAAACTTTTTCAAATTTTACAGAAATGTCAAAGAACTTGTCGCTTACTTCGGTAAATTTATTTAATGTTTTGCTGCCACTTGTTACCGTAGTTTTAGGCACTAGGTATGGAATATTATCCCAATTTCCCTGGCCATTAAAAACGGTCTTAAGTTGCTCTGCAAATTCATTATTAACATCTTTAACGGCTTTTTTACCAGCAGACATTTCTTTTGAATTTTTAATAGCATTAATAGCCTCATCAGAAGGCTTAGGAATTTTTATAGAATATCCAGCAGTCTCAACAAAACCTTTAGCAATTAACTGTATAATTGTTTGAGCAGCAGGACCATCTTGCCCAGCCGCTTGCTCTATACGAGCACGTAAACTGACGGCTCTTTTTTGGTCATCAAGACCAGTAAAGAGATAAGCCATAGCACCTTCAGGTGTTTTAAGAAAATCTCTAGTCTCTGGATTTTTAATGCCCGCTAAAAATCTATCCCAACCTGGATATTCTCCAGAAAGCAATCTTGCTACAGCCTGCTGTTCTCCGCCAGGTTTGGTTCCAGCAACAAGTCTTGCATTACTGTCTAAACCTAATTTTCTGATTTCATTCGCTAGTCCAGCAAACCATCTATCGTTGCCATAAAGGGCAAGTTCGTATCCATCAGATACAGCAAACTTGTTTATTTCACCCCTCGACAAAGAGTTTGTTTCGTCCATAAGTTTACCGTAAGAATACTTTGCATTAATTGCAAGTGTTTCATTTGTTAACTCGTCAGCAGGTGAAGACTTTATGTCTTTGCCAAATACGTTGTGCCTAAATTTATCTTGGCTATTTAATACACGTCTCCAGGCAGGACCACTATCCTTGCCCATAGCCATAGCAATTGCAGCCATCGGGTTATTATAGAAAGATATATTTCCACTAAGGAACATTCTTACTTGTTCCTCGCCAATGTTACGAATGATGTAGGCGGGTCTAGTTAAAACAACTCTTTTCCAATAATTACTAGTGAAAAGGTCAACCTTATCTATAACGGCACCGCTATATTTACCTTTAATAACTTTGCCTGAAAAGCGGTTAAGTTTACCTATTTCTTTTAAAAGTTCGACAGGGGGTGGAAAATAAATCATTGAGTTTAAACGCTCAGACTCTAAGTGTGGACCATTATAATCGTATTTTTTTCCACCCACAGACATAAAATTTATTTCTGCGCCGTTTCTGTGCATATTAGCCCAGTACTTAGATTGTTCATCTGCTTCTTTTGTAAACAACCTAGTCAAATCTTTAAGTTTTTCTGTTGATATTCCTGCCTTTTCAAAAGCAGGGGCATTAGCCTTGAACACCTCGTCGAAAACTCTTGCTGATGCCTGGTAAGCGCTAACCCTAGTGTCAGGATTATTAACAATACCACTAACTAAATTTCTTAATGTACCTTCATCAACTTTAAGGGCTCTACCAAAATCAATAACAGTTTCAGCAAGAGCATCTTTGTCGTTGTAATGAATCAAAGTTCCTTGTTTTGGAATATAGTTATTCCACCTAGAACTTAAATCGTTGTAAACTTTTTCAGCAAAAGGAAGTTTTTTTATACCTTTAGCACCCCAGCCAGCAACCGCTTGCGCTGGTTTTCCAACAGGACCCTTGTAAATCCTTGCCATACTTCTAGATACAGCCGTTCCACTTTCTAAAACATTTTGAATTACTTGACCCTCGGCAATGTATCCTGCTAAAACCCCCATAACCTCTTCTTTTGTTTTTGCATTTGCAAGAGCGGAGGCTTGAGTGTATGTAAAACCTGGCTTACCACTTCTTCTGGTAATATCCATAAGCCTGAGAGGGTCGTCTATCTGTGCAATTTCATCTAGTATTGGCTTTGCTGAACGACCGTTTACAAAAGTTTCAATGGCTTTATAATCAATACCTTTTTGAATTTTTTGTTGCTCTTCAGAAAGTTTAAGTTTGTTTGACACAGCATCGTTGTATGCTTTTTGAAATTTTAATAATTCGCTGTCAGCAACTGGTAATCCTGCTGTAACAACTTTTTCAACTAGACCAAGGTCCTCAAATGCTTTAGCAACATCATCGGCTTCGTTTGCAAGTTGTGTCTCAAGAATAGTTAATCGTTGTAAGTCTTTAGAGGATGCTCTACCTTTTGCATATGCTTCAGATTTTTTAATTTGGTCATACGCTCTTTTTGCTTTAGAAACCTTAGTTACTGGGTCAGAGTAAATCATTAACCCAATTTCACCAACAGCATTTATAAGTCTAGCCGTACCACTTTCTAAATCTCCACCAGTCATAAAGTAAGATATAGGGTCTATTGGGGAGTATGGACGATAAAGAGGATTTCCGTCTTTATCTAATACTTGATTTCCTTCTCCATCTAATACTTTTATTTTACCAAATTTTAATTTTTCTTCTCTTACTTTAAACCCTACGCCAGATTGCTCGTTAGCAAAAAAACCTTCACCTAGGTCAACTTCACCTGTTTCAATATATTGTTTAATTGCCTGAACAGCATAGGTCTGGTCAATACCTTCCCATACCGCATCACCTTTTGCGCCAGTGAATTGTGAACCAATAACATTTCCAAGTGTGTTAACTACTGCTTCTACTGGAGCAAACGCAGTTGTAAAACCAACTCTAGTTACACCTTTGATTGTTTTCCAAATATTATATGGAACACCAAAAAGACTCTTCTTAAAATTAGAATTTGCTTCGTCTTGGGCTTTTTGAATTTCTTGTTTTTCTTTTGCAGCCTTTGATTGTCTGTCAACTTCTGCAAAAGCGTCTACTAGTTTACTTGACCCAATAGAGCCATTCTTATATAATCCAGTAATAACACCAGCCGAAGCGTTTGGGTTGAGAGAAATAGTTCTTCTTAAATCGTCACCTTGAGGCCCGTTAAGAATTGCTGCCTGTTGTTCTATGTCAGCATAGTCTAATTGTTGTTGGCTAAATTTATTGCCCTCGAAGCCCACGATAATATAATTACCATTGGCATCTTTTTTAATATTTGGAGTGGCCACTAAATCCTGCCTTCAGCGCTCAAATACTCCAACATACGTCGAACATCTTCATTGCTTGGGTCTTGAAGATACAATGCTTGAATTAATCTAGCAGATGAATCTGGTTGTTGTTGCGGCACTGCTGCAGGCAGGGATAAAATTTCAGAGCCAGGGCCAGGTCCCATATCTATACCAGTTGTTATTGGTCTTTCTGGATATGCTGTAGGTGCGTCAATTGATGTAACTTGAGGAAGTTGTGAAGAAACAGATGGGACTGTTGGTGCAACTGGATTACCAGCCATAGGTGCAGAGGTTTGTTGTTGCATTTGTGCTTGACCTTGCCCATAGGCTAAGCCTGACATATAACGTGCAGGCTGTGTTCCTGATTGACCAGCGCCGCCTGTTGCTGATATGTTAGCAGGATTGTTCTGTGGTGCAGTTGGGCGCATTCCGCCACGATTCTCAGCCATAGTTCCTCCTACTTAATTTTCTTTGGTTGTTCTTTTGATATATATGGACCTGCAGTAAATGCAGTAAGTTTAGATGCAATCTCCATTGCTTCAAAAGCATCTGCTCCAGCATACAAAGCACCTAGTGCATAACTTGCACCTGAGCCTGCAGCGTATACTCCATCTGAAGATTTGCTTATTGATAACTCTTGGTCAATATCAAAGATTTCTCCACCTACAGCCATTATAAACTGAAAGCGTGTTTCTTTAGTATCTTCGTCAAAGTTGTAACCATTCTCTGACATACACTTACGCAGAGATGGCATTGCCTTTACAATCATAAAATGATAAAGGTCTTCTCGGTCTTGCTTTGTGGGAACTGGTGGTTCCCAAATATGTTGTGCTATGTCACAAGGTAATGTTTCACCAGAACCAGCAATTAAAAACATACCGTTTTCTGAAATCTTTTTTACTTCGGGGTGAGAATAAATCCTACCCTCTGCATCGGTTGTTTGGCTATCAGCAACTATAAAGCAGCGGTCTTTATGTTCTAATCCGATAATTGTTGTCATTGTCCCCTACTTATTTATCGTCGTCGAATAGTTCTTACGCTTGCGTTTGCTTCTCCGCCTGATGTTAGGCTAGATAATAGACTTTGAATATCTGGTGCTTGTTCTTGAGGTGGTAGTTCTGCTGCGCCTTGTTCTGGAGTAGGACCTCCTACTGGAGCAGAAGCGGGAGCAGGGGACGTTTGCTCAACCTGAGATTGTGCGCCAGCAGGAGGAACTTGTTGCGCTTGAGGCGCGAATATCTCTTCGATTGCATCTTCTATTGCTTGTCCCTTTTGTCTTGACTTAATGACTTCAGCAATCTTTCTAACAATGTCAGAAGGATCCTGGCCACCAGCGGCCATCTGTGGAATGGCTTGTGTATATGCTTGAAGTGAACCGATAAGAGCATTACGCATATCTTCAATTTCAATCTTCTCTTGCTCTTGCGTAACATTAACATTAAATGGTAACTCTCTCATTGCCATATCCTTGGAGATTAATTTACCTCCAAGAGCCTGTAACATAAATATAAGTCCTTGTGCTGGATTAAGACCAGCAAGCATTCCGTAACGAACATCAGCAGAGTAATCTTTCTTGATGTCTTTACTTGGCTTGTATTCTAATGCATATGGTGAACCAGCATCTACGCCGCGAATTGTCTTAACTTCATCAAAGAACATTTCGTCAACTTCAAAGCAAAGACTAATAACATCACGAAGTGCTGTAGCAAAGATTGCTTGTGCTGATTTAACCTGGGTATCAAAGGCTCCCATAAGAGCCTGTACACCTTGGCCAGTAACAATGGAAGCGTCGATGTTACCAGTACGTCCCTCTGGATAACGAGCACCGACGCGTAACTCTTGATTTAATAATTGTTGTTCAGTGAACGCACCTTGTGGTAGAGTAAGTTCTACACGGCGAACACCTGCTGGGTTAGATGTACGAATAACTGCATCGCCACCAAGTTGTAACTCTTGTACATCTTGTGGAAGTACAATAGGAGCCTGTACAGATTTCTCTGCAGCCTCCATAGCCAACATAGCAAAACGATTGCGAAGTAATTGAATTCCTAATACATCATCAAACTGCCCACGCATCTCACCATCAATAGATGGACGCTTAGCAACAACAACCATCATCTTGCCTAGTGGGTTGCGTGCTTGAGATAAAACTAAATTCTGTCTTGCTGGTATATAGACAACAGACTGATCTTTGTCATAGTAGCGGATAATTTCAATCAAGTTATTAACATCTTGTTTGAATCCAGATGGGCCAAGTAATTGACCTTCATATTCTGGGAATTGTGCTACAAGTTCACCAAGTGTAAGTGAGTATCTTTTTGCAAATGCAATGCATCGTCCATAGCGATCAAATTCAGGATAAGCCATCCTTGGGTTCTCTAGGCGAATGCGAGGCAGTTTTGCTTCCTGATCCAATTCAATTACGAATGGTAGGAATCCATATGTTATGTAGTGGTCCGCACCCGTGTACATAGAAACTTGTAAGTCGGAATTATTAAAATAGTTAGAAGCAATACGGGTACGATTATCAGCAAACCTACGAGCACGATCATTGACCTGATTAGCGGATGAGCAGTTAACCGCTGGAAGTGGTGCCATAACCTCTGAAAGGTCTCTGGCAACGATATCAATAAAATTTGCCACGACATTTGTATCTACACCTTCTGGAAAGAAGTCAGGATAAACTTCAGAAATTCTACCTTGACGCACAGTAAGAACATCGCCTGCTCTATCATCGCGCTCAGAAGCACGGTACTGGAGTGATTGGACTCTTGCTGCAATCTGGTCTATTGATAATGCCATTGTATCCTATCCAAAGGTTTCTTGCCATTGCTCTGCAAAGGCGTCGTCTAAATTGATTCCGTATCTTTTATCTTTTTGCGCTCTAGTTGCCCAACGATTGTTAGCAAACTTAGTAGCATATGATGATTGCTGCATAAGTTCACGGACTTTGATAACGGCAAACCATAGTGCCATTACGGTATCTGTTGGGTTTTTAGTATCAGGTTTCCAAGTAATCAATTGCTGTATTAAGGACTTCAAGCCCTCAGAGCCTTCATTAGAAGGAAGTTCAATTAGGTTATTATCTTGGAAACGAGAATCTCTTGTTGTCCCAAATAGCGAAGCCATAGAGGCTACACCAAATCCTGTATCCCATTTGTTCTTACCTGTGAAGTGAGAGTTTAGGGTACAGCCATACTGAGCCAACCAGTTGCGTAAATCATCATCTAAGGCGTAAGCCTTCTGGTGGGCGTTAATTTCTATTCGGATCTCCTGGGGTTTGTATTTGATAACCCATTCTTCTATGAGATCTCTAATTCTTTGTGGGGTAGTATCTGTCATATTAACGCAGTCTAATACATAGATCTTACCATCAGAGCGGTTGTAGGTAACTACTACTGCTCCTGTTGCTCCTGCCATAGCGGGGTCGAGGCCGATAACGGTATAAGAGCCATCAATATGTTTTGGATGGCCTGGGACTCCAGCCTTGAGTGGGCCTCTCTTTCGCATTCCATTGACGCATCCAGCGACAACAGTTGGCGAGAAGATCGAGTCTTCCATAACATCTTCTTGCTGGTAGACCAGCGCCCATACTGAGGGAGCGACTTCAGACCTTCTAGTAAATAACGAGGGTCCATCCCACTTTGTATATAATCCTTTTTCATCTGGCTCATCTTGTTCCCCCTCAGGCCTATCAGTCTTGGGCCATAGGGTTTTCCAATTGGCAGGCTTCTCATCAAATTCTAATACTGCTGGTTGACTAAAGTAAGTGAATGGAGATTTACCACCAGTCCATTGACCAGGATCTCTCATCATCTTATAAAGATCAATAGGTGCGACACGGGTTCCTACAATAAGTAGTTTTCCGTGTCGACCCAAACGGGTGATGACTTCTTTTTGAAGCCATTCAATTTGCTTCTCCCACTCGTGGGCATTTGCATTCATCACCACATCGTCAAGGATAATCAGATCGGCGCGAGCACCGTAAATCTGAGATCCAAAGCCTAATGCTTGTACAGTTGGGTCTTTCTCGCCAGAGTCTCTACCAGTACCTAGATAGATCATATCAGCAGACCAAGTGTTAGAGTCTGCTTTGTATCCACCCTGCGGGCCGAAGGCCACTTGCAGTTTAGTCCAGTTAGGATGACTAAGTCTAGTCTTGATGGCTGAAAGAAACTTTCGGGCCATACCCTGGGTTTTTGAAACTATAATGATTCTGACGTTAGGATCTACAGCAAGGCGGTAGGTAACGTAGTTGATTGTGATAACTGTTGACTTGGCGTGTTCAGGGGGTACGTTGATAAGTACGCGATTAGAAGCACCTGGCTCGTAAGTCATAGATGGGTGTAGGAACCTTGGCTCCCTGCCCTCTACCAGATCCACCCAGTCGAGGTGGTGGTCAAAAAGTGAGGTATCTAGAAACTCCTGAGAGAAATCCTCGAAGGCAATGTTCTTAAGTTCAGCAAGGTCAGTCTTGATACCCTTGGAATCTAGCCTAGCCTTGTCAGCCTGTTCTTTGAAACTTGGCTCGGTAAGGGTCCATTGGCGGAAAGCGGCCTCAGATCGGCCAACCGACTCCATAGCCATCTTGATGGTTTGACCCTGTTTAAGTTGGGTGAGAACCCTGAACTGGGCCTCTTCCTTGGTAAGGTTCTGCTTTGCCATTTAACGCCCCTAAGACTAATCTAACGGTAGCCGTCTAACGGCATAGTATACCCACTGTATTTATATTTTTTTGAAACCCTACTATATAGAGTTGGCGGAATAAAAGGGAGCCAACTCCCTATATATGGAATTACTATTACATATATAGATAACCTGTGAATAACTGAAAAACGCACAACTTAGGGTGATATATTTTTATAATGTCCGTTTTGTATATATATTAGGCCACCTAACATAAAGTTATTACCTAAGACATATATATATACTCGTGCGAAAATTAAAGAAGTCTGGGTCAAACATTTATCGATTTATCGACTTATCGACTTACTGCCTAGTAGTATTTACCTGAGAACTACCTGAGAACCACCTGAGCAACGAGGTCGGGCGTGTTTAATAATCCAAATATGCGAACACCTGTTCGAACTATCTCCCCAGAGAGATCTGGAAGGGGGGGGAAGGTAATCGAACAGATGTTCGAATACTGGCAGGGCACACTTTCCAGAATAAAGCAAACCGACACACCGACAACCCGAAAGAGTTCACCTGTTGTTCATCTTGGGGGGTAAATGGTGTGAGCCATATCACAAAAATAATTCTAAAATGTCCATTTTGTCCGTTGTGTATTCGGTGAACCTATGAGAAAATTCTCTTATCGGTTGGAACGGATCTCCGATCTAGATAAAGTTCGACTAGGCAACTAGTTAAGAACCTAGCAAAACTAGATTAGAACGTAGCCCTTCACCGAAAGAGTTCGAACCCTAGAGGGTTCTTGTAGTTCTGGTTCTTGGCTTAGTTGTCTAAGCCTACCAGATAGAACCCCGCACCTAGTAGATCTCGTTAATCACTCGATAAATTGTAAGACACCCCTAGCGAGTTCGACCTTGTAAGTCGGATAAGTAAGGGTGAAGGGTAGGCGGGGTTCACCCCCCGCTTATCCACTCGTTCCCCAACTTAGAGAGAGGATAAAGATATGGCAGGTTCGATTATGGTAGCCCCAAGAGGGGTGCTAAAGAACCGAAAGATGAACACCAAGCAGACACCATCACCCATCACCATCACCAAGAGTAATGGTGAAGTGATAGTGATAGACCCTGCTAGCAAGGTCGTAAGACCTAAGCGCAAGACCAAGACCAAGCGATCAAGTCGCAAGGTGATACCACTAACCCAGAGGGTTAGCGAGCAAGATATCCACGCAATAGCCCTACAAGAACGAATAGATAAGTTCGTAAGGGATAACCAAGTTAAGGCGTTGCCTTACCTATAATTACTGGACTATCTGGCAGGGTTATTCCTTCCCCCTGCTAGGTGGTCTAGCCATTAGAGGCTAGAACTAAACAAGGAGATGATTATATGGCTAAGCAATTTAAGTTAAACGCTTATACCCCAGACGGCTATCTGATAGCCAACTGTTCCGACCATCTATCGGCAGGGTTGCTAATGTCCTTATATGGTGATGGCTCGACCATTAGATATAAGAACGCTATACTCTGGACAGAAGGTATAGATGGTGAAGGCGCACAAAGTTATGATGGCACTATGATTAAGGTCTATGAAAGATTAGGTAAGATGGTAGAATTAGTTTAATGGTATGACTATCGAGCAGGGCGAACTTCCCTTCCCTGCTTGGTAGCCTAATCATTAGATTAGGGCTCGACCGACACAAACTACTAAAGGAGAATAAATTATGGAGTTTATCAGAGAGTTTAGCGTAGATGGTTATGCCACCTACCTAGACAGTTATTTGATAGATATTTACTTGCCCCATAGAACGCTGATTATTTTAGCGGTGGTTGCTATCACCCTAAGAGGTATCAAGTTGTTCAGAGAACGCAAGTAATATGGATAACATAGTAATCGAGATAACTAAAGATGAGTTGGAGTTAATCCGCAAATCTTTAAGAACCCAAGAGAACTGGTATTCTAGATCAGACTTTAAGAGTATGGTTATGGCTACCAGTTTGCTGAGAAATAAGATAAATGATATTATGATAGAGTTAGAACTACCGATTAAGTAAGGAGTAAATATGTCTGACGAAATCGAATTAGTCGAGTGTGCTAGTTGCTCTACTGATTATAGTCCTGACGACTTAGCCACTACCCCAAGCGGTGATGTGCTATGCTCTGATTGTCGTATCTATTGTGAAAGATGCGAGGATTACAGATACGAGGAAGGGTGTAGGGGTGTAGTGGGTGTCGGTATTTATTGTGAAAATTGCGCCGATAACTATACCTTCTGGTGCGAGGGTTGCGAGGATACTTATTCAGATAACGAAAATAGTTATCACTTAGAGGATATTGGTGTCTATTGGTGCGAGGGTTGTTGCTCTAATACCGCTAATTGGTGCGAGAATTGTGAAGTGTATAATCGAGATGAGTGTGGGAGTTGTGATGGTAGCACTAGGTTAATTAACCAATACTCTTACAAGCCTAACCCAGTATTCTATGGCGAGGATAAGAATAAACTACACTTCGGTATAGAACTAGAGATGGAGATCAGAGATAACAATTTAGAGGATAGTGCTAGTTATGTAATGGAGATGTTAGGCGACTTCACCTATCTTAAAGAGGATAGTAGTATAAGTAGTGGTGGGTATCGTGGGTTCGAGATGGTATCTCACCCTGCTACACTAGAATACTTTGCTAGTAATAAGAACTTATGGACTACGCTAGATTATCTACGCAAGGTTCATACTGCTAGAAGTTGGGACGCTAAGAGTTGCGGACTTCATATTCATATAAGCCGTAAAGGTTTTAAGGGTGGGGCGCATACTCATAGGTTCTTATCACTTATCTATAAGAACTCTGATAAGATGATGAAGTTGGGTGGGCGTAAATCTCAATATGCTAGGTTTAATGATGTGTATAAAGATGATGAGTTCGATAGACCATACTTCACACTAGCGCACAAGGTTGCTCACCCTAGTAATAGTATGACCGAAAGATATTCTGCGGTAAATACGCAGAACGAACACACGCTAGAACTCAGGTTCTTTAGAGGAACTATGAACCCTAGTGGTGTGCTTAGTGCTATACAATTAGCACACGCAACAGTAGAATACACTAGGGACTTAACCCTATCTGATGTAAAGATGGGTGCGTTAAGTTGGGAGTGGTTCTCTGACTGGATACAAGCCAATAATGGTTTATATCCTGAACTCTATATGCGTATGAGTAGAGTAGATAAGTTAGTAATCGATAGTCAGGAGTTAGTCAATGCGTAAGGGGGTAAAGTATGTGCTTGTTAGTGGTGTGTAATCCTAATTCCACACCTAGTAAAGATGACCTAAAGATGGGTGCTTGTAGTAATCCACACGGCTTTGGGTTTGCAATAGATACTGGTTCGGGTATTATATCTGAACGCAGTATGTCGGCTAAGAAATCTATCGCTAGGTTCTTAGAGTTGCGTGAGCAATATCCTAATGGCTATGCTATGTGGCACGCTAGGTATGCTACTCACGGAGTTAAGAACGAACTCAACTGCCACCCATTTAAGGTAGTAGGTGAGCACGATACTTACTTAGCGCACAATGGCGTGTTAGATATTCATATACCTAAAGGTGATAAGCGTAGCGACACTAGGATTATGGCAGAGGAATTATTGCCTAGACTTGGTGGTGTGTCTGCGTTAGATGATGATTATGTATATGATATGATAAGTGCGTGGGCTAGTGGTAGCAAGGTTGCGGTAATGACTAATGACCCTAGCGCACAGTATAAGATTTATATTATCAATGAGAACTTAGGTAGTTGGGACGATAAGGGTATATGGTGGAGTAATGCTTCATACAAGCCTACAATATCTACACCACGCACCGAGAGTTATAACTACACCTATGGTGATGAGCCTAGTGTATATGATATAGTAGTGCAAGAGGATAGCGGGTTTGATTATCACAAGTTCGAGTGTCCTAATTGTATGGCTATAGTAGATTTATATGAGAGCGAACTCTACTGCTTGATATGTGAGTGTTGCTTTGATTGTAGCGCACAGTTCTTAGACTGCCTATGCTACAACCCTAAGGCTAAAGATATGCTAAGAGATGAGTATGGATTTATAAAT